CGATGATGAACTGCGACATGTCGCCGAACACCAGCACCGCCGAACCCGACGCCGTCGCTGTGGACATCGACGTCGACTCGTAGATCGGCTTGCCGAGCAGCCGCTCCGGCGTGTCCTCACCGAGATTCGCCCAGAACGACGAACCGCCGGCCGTGTCGAACTGCCGGGTCTTGTTGATGTAGTTCAGGGACGACAGCCACGCCGCGCTGCCCCGCCGCCAACGGGCGGGAAGGTTCTGCTGGGTGGCGTAGACATCGCCCACCGCGTAGGCGGTAGCCGCCGCGGTCTGTCCCGTCGTGCCGCCAGTGACGACACCCTGAGGCAGAACGCCGGTACCGGCACCCGTCGCGAACGCCGACTCCTCGAGCCGGTCCTTCGCGTCGCCGAACAGGCTGGGGAGCTGCGCGCCGAGGTCGCTGTCTTCCAGCGATTCGTACGAGCCGAACACCCAGGCGAGCGCCCGCTGCGGGGTGATCTGGATCTGGCCGACGGTCGGGGACTGGTCGGTCGCCGCCCCGCCTTCCGAACCGAACGCAGCGTTCACACCGGCCGATGACACACCGTTCCACGTGGGGCCGGCGGTCTGCTCGACACGCGACACCTGCCGGTACGGGTTCACGCTCCCCGAGTTCGACAAGATGATCGTCGGGTCGAGCACGAACGGCAGCATGTAGCCGAGGCTGGCAGTGCCGGTCGTGGTGGCCCGTTCGGCCATCGAGTTGCCCATCGGGTCGGCCAGGTAGGCGCGGAACCCCTCGTAGTATTCCATCGAGCCGGTCAGCAGAATGTGCCGGGCGGCTTCCTTCGACTTGTACGACTGATGCACCGTGCGGGTCGCGGCCTCGGCGGCGTCGTCGGGGAAGTCGCACCACTGGGCCCGCGCGATGAACTCGATCGCGTCGAGCGCACGCGATTCCATCTCCGCGCCGGGGAGGGTCCGCGTGCGGACGGCCTGCATGTTGTCGAACGGGTCGCGCTTGTTCCGGTAGGTCTGCGTGAACCCGGCGGGCCGGTACGGGTTGGCGGACTGCGGGACGCTGTCGCCATCCTCGGTCGACCCCTCGACGGTCGCGTTCGTCGAGATGAGGTTCAGCTTGACGGCGCGCTCCATGAGCGGAACACGTCGCGCTTCGAGGGCGTCGTACTCGGCGAGCAGAGTGTCGACCAGATCGCCGTCGCGTTCGCTGTCGGCGTCGGGGTCAACCTCCATCCGCTTGAGTTCGGCCTTGATCACTCCCTGGCGGTCCAGGACTTCTTTGAGCTGCATTGTGCCTCCGGGCAGCCGGAGGACGTTTCGACGTCCCCCGGTTAGAGACCGATCTGCCGCTTGTGCATCTCCCTCGCGATGCGAGTCGCGAGAGCTGCATGGCGGACAGCTCGGTCTTCGTCTGACCGGTCCGAGTGCCCTGTTTCGGGCGGGTCGCCGGGGGCGGGCTCCTCATCGGAGGAGGTGCCGATGTCACTGGACGAGTCATCCGTGTCGGGAGTGTCCAGCGAGGCTTGGTACGACCGGACGCCCATGACGGCGGTCGTGTCGTAAGCGGGGAACGGGGTGGGGCCGTACTCGCGCAGGCCCAACTCGAGGCGGCGTACCGTGATCAGCTTGCCGCCGGGGCCTGGCTTGTAGCCGAGCCGTCCAGGCTCCGGGTCGGAACGGATAACCCGGCCGGTGAACGAGTGGCCGGTGATCGCCCCCGAGTTGATCAGCTCCAGGAGCTCATCGCCGAGCGGCGTGGCGGCGTAGCGGGTGACGGTGATCAGCCCGGCCGGGTCGGTGCGGATCGACAGCGGCGTCCCGATCGGGCGGCTCCCCAAGTCTGACGGGGTGCCGTGAATGTTCATGCCGTGGTTGTAGAAGACGCCGACCTTCCACGTGGACCGGCGGCCCTGAGGGCGGAGCAGGTCCAGGGTGCGGTCGAACGCGGTGCGGCCGATCGTCTCGATGTAGCGGCCCTGGCCGTCCATGATCTGTGTCTCGACGTCGAACGGCGCGGTCAACGCCTCGACGGTGCGGCCGTCGCCGTAGGTGGCGTCCTGGGATCGGGTGAGGATGCGAATGTCCTCGACGGGGAAGGCTCGCACGTACTCGAACATCGACCGGGCGCTCGGGGCGGCAGGCTCGTCTGCCGTGTCTTCCTGGCCGACATCAGTCTCGATGTCGGTCACTGCTTTGCCTCCTTGGCCATCGGTGTCGATGGCTTGGTGGTTGACGGAATGGTAGGGGTAGCAGGTCGTCCAGCGGGGGATCGGCGATTCTTCTCGCCCTGCTCGACTAACTGGCGGTCCGCCGGGCTCAGGTCCGCCAGCGAGGCGGCGCCATCGTTGCGGTCCTCGAACTCCACCCGCTCGTTGAGCGTCAACGTGTTCCCAGGCGGGGAGTGCAGAGCCAACCCGCAGCGGCGCGACAGCTCCGGGGTCACTTCTTCAACACCTCGACGGCCGTCCGGTTGAGGACGAGGTAGTAGTCGCCTGACGTGCCGCCTGCCCGGTCTAGGCGGATGGCGTCGTATCCGTGCATGGCCGCGACGCGACCCGGATCGGACATCAGAGTCGCCAGGTTCGGGTCACCGGACTTGACAGCCGCCTTGTACGCCTGGGCCTGCAACTTGTCCGCCTCCTTGCGGACGATGTAGTTGGCGTCGCTCTTGAGCTTCATAGTGAGGACACCGCTCCCGTCGCTCGCGGCGTGACCTGCGGCGTAACCAGCCTCGGTCGTCGTGTAGGTGCCGCTGCCACTGACGCCCGTCCCCGCGAAGTATTTGCCTGTGCGGAACTGCTTGGCGTACTTCTCCTCGCTCACCCCCCGGTAAAGCACGGGGCCTTTCGTGTCGGCAGAGAACTCGCTGACCACGGTCGGCTTGCCGTCGAACCCTCGGAGACGGGCGATCGTCTCCAGTGCCTTGTCGTGGTAGATGATGCCGCTCGCCTCAGTGGGCTGCTCTGCCTGGGCGGTCCCGTCGACGTAGGGCGTCATCGCCGGATCGGTCAGGATTTTGTCTGCTCCGCTGGCGCCGAACGAGACGGAGACGTGCTGGTTGCCGAAGAACTCGTGGCCCGGCTCCCACCGTGAAGCATCACCGGGGAAAGGGGGCGACTCCGACCGGCCCGCCGCCGGCAGCTCGGGCGGAGGCTTGCCAGGCGGAGGTTTCATCATCGCCGGGATCGGCGGGCCGTCCGGCATCGGGGGCTGCAACTGCACCGACGTCAGCCCCGAGTGGATGAGCAGACCGACGTCGCGGGCGGCGACCGCGGCGACCGCCGACTCCCACTCGAACCCGGCGTTGACGTACCCGGTGATCGTCGTCGCTTTGATCGCCTCGTTCTCGGCGGCCTTCTTCGAGTCCTCCTGCAAGAACGGGATGAACTCCTCGTCGATCCACAGATGCGACCCCGAGTTGGGCGGCGGGCAGATGGTCTGCAACGCCGAACAGGCACCATGCCAGAGAGGACGGAACGTCATGTTCGCCGTCGACGTGCGGGCCGACTCGTAGTTCCCGGCGTTCAGGCTCGAGCCTTGCATCCCCTCCGACAGCGGGATCAGCACCGGGTGGATGCCCGACGCGGCGGCGATGCGCGTCTCGCCCTTGCCTTGCGTGTTGGAGAAGTCGAGCTGCGAAAGGTCCTTCCCCACCACGGTCGGTGTCGCCCCGCCGCCGACGTAGAGAGTGCGGTAGGCGTTGCGCCAACCCTTGTGGCTGGCGTCCATCTTCGCGACGAACGCCTTGAACTCGTCCTCGGTGATGTCCGGCCCGAACGACATCACCATCTGTGGGGTGGCGCCGTTCTCGAAGAACATCAGCTTGTGCATACTGGCCGCCTGGTCGGCTTGTGCCTCGCGGATGATCGGCGTGAGCCACGGCATCCCCCGGAACCGGGCGAGCGGGTCGGGGAGGCCCGGCACCCACATCGCCACCTCCTCAGCGAGCATCGGCTCCGGCGCGCTGCGACCGTCGTTCGGGTTGTAGATGAACCCGATGATGTCGGCGTCGAGCTGGGCGGCTGACTCGACGGGACGTCCCGACGCGGTGCCCATGACGATCGTGACGTAGTCGGGGCGCAGCACCCGCAGCCGGTCCTGCGGGGTGTCCACCTTCGACGAGTCGCGGTACACGAATGCCGTGCCGCCAATGTCGGCGTACAGGATCATGTAGGCGAGCAGGTCGACGGTCGCGCCGCGCGGCCACGGTGTCTCTAAGATGCCCAGCTCGGGTGAGCCGAACAGCGTGCCGGGGCGGCCCTTGTTCATGCCCCGCCACACGAAACGGGCTTCGGCGAACACCTGCATCCGCTTCAGCTCGCAGGAGAACACGACCGGGTTCGAGGCGAGCGGCCCGGCGGCAAGCTCAGCGAACCCGGACGGCGGCGACTCGTGGGCAGCGACCCCACCCGCCGACCCGACAGCGAAGTAGGAGCCGAACTGCTCCATGCCCGACGAGGGGAACGGCCACACGAACGACCGGCGGGCTTCCCGGCGGCGGGCGCCGACGAAGGACGTCAACTCTGCTGCGGCTGCTGCTCAGGCTCGGGTTCGACGTCAAGAATGAGAAGGGCGAAGACGATGAGGCCCGCGCCGATGGTGGTACTCGCCCCAACGATCGCGAGAGTCCATCCCCACAGCGAGAGCAACAGGCCGACTCCTAACGCGATCAGCGCGACCCCTGCACCGTACCCGAGGTAAACGACCTGGACGCGGCTCATCGCAGACGCATCTTCCGATGCTTGCGCGCCGGGGCAGTGAAGCGGGGCACGAACTCGAACACGTCCTGGCCATCTACGACGCGCACCGGGCGGCCGAGGAGCTGCACCGGGCCGGCGGCGGCAGGGCTCCATCCTCCGCTGTGGCGGACAGCGAACTCGTGGAGGACGTCGCTGCTCACCAGCCACCAACCGAACTGGCGGCCTCGCGCCGGGGCGGCCTGGAAGGTCGTGTAGACGTCGGCGTCGGTCACGGTCATCGTTCGCCGTCCTTGAGGTAGATGGCCGAGTCACCCCACTGCGACCACAGCCGCCACACCGTGACGGGCACCGAGGGCGAGGGGACCGGGTCGTCATCGGCCGCGGTGAAGCGATGCATCGGCACGGGGCGGGGAGTGAACAGCGGGTCGATCGCCTGGGGGATGGCGATGCACTGCTCGGTCAACTCGACCGGGTCGACCAGGAAGGCGATCATCGCTCCTGGCCCGTTTCGCGTTTCCCCAGGTCAGACTGCTTACGCGTCAAACGCGTAAGCATCGTGAGCAGCGCTTTCGCGTTTTGGCTGGTCGAGGCCATCACCCTCACGTCTCGTCCTCGTCATAGGCAGCCCACGGGACCACCTTCCGCTTCGCTGGAGGCATCGACATCGCCGCCTCATAGGCGAGCACGTCACCCACCGCGGCGTCGATCTTGCGGCCGTCCGACCCCTTCACGATCACGTACAACGTCCGCCCATCCGCCTCATCCGCGGCCAGCCTGATCTTCTTCACGTGCGCCGCGACGACATGCCGGTACATCACGTCGGACCCGTCATGACGGTGGGTGCCTTCCTTGATCCCGGCCAGCCACCGGTCCACAGCCCGGGCGAACTTGGTCTGCTGGCCGTTCGTGTCGAGCGCCAACACACGCTCGCCGTAGAGCTGCTGCCACTGCTCGATCTCCGTCCACCACTTCGGCGGGTCGCAGTACAACACCCCCACGTCGTAGGCGGCGAACATCGCAGCCACCTGCTCGTGCACCTCCAGGCGCGGCACCCGCCAATCCTTCCCCGCTACCCCATCGGGTCGTTCCCACACTCGGATCGGCCATGAATAGCCGTCCTCCGTGCAGCCGATCAGCGCCGTGGCATCCTCAGAGATGGATCCGTCGAACCCGGCGCCGATACGCGCCCCCGCCGGCACGATCCGGTCCGGTTCGATCAGCGCCAGCCACCGTTTCGGGTCGACCGCCTTCGACTCGCCCTTGCGGTTCCAGTTGAAGTAGAAGCGCTCCGCATCCGACCACTTCGTGTCCGGGTCGCGAATCTCCTGCACGAGCCGATCCAAGTCCACCCACCACGACTCGCCATAGGCGACGGCCAGCGCAGCCTTCAGGTCGGCATCCGTAGAAGCCTCG